TTGATATTACTTTTTCAATTATTGCGATTTTATTATTTTTAATTATTTTGTTGTAATGGTATTGACATTAGCTAATGGCTATGTTAATATAATTATATAAACTAACAGGAGCAAACAAATGACAAAAATAAAATCATTACAAACAGCAAAAGAAACTTTAGTTCTAGTTATTAAAGAACTAGATAGCATAGGCGAGAGCAACGGCATGGTTCGTTATGTTGTTGATAGAGTTCTCAATCATGGCGATAGCTACGAGGTAGCTATGGAGAAATGGATTGAAGGCGACAACAATGGAGCATGGGGCTAACAAGATTGGGAGTCAAGAAATTGGCTCCCTTTCCTTCCCTCACTAGCTAGTAGCTTCCCCTCCCTTCCCTTTAAATAAAAATATATGCACACACACCTCAGCTAGCAATGTTTCATGTGAAACATACTATATATATAGTATCATCATAAATAATTAAAATAATACATTGACAAGCTATCCACTATGTTAGTATAATATAGGTATCCTGAAATTAAAGTAAGGCGTACCCAATGACCTAGTAAGAACTAGCGAGGCGGTAAACGAAACACCAAGCGAATAAAATCAATTAACTAAATAGGGAACAAGTATGAAACAATTAAACTTAAAATTTACTTGGTGCAAAAATACTATTATTAATGCAGTAGGTAACGACATCTTTACCGCTATTTTTACTAAAAAGAATGGCGAGCAAAGAAAAATGATTTGTAGGTTTGTTAAAGATAAAGGCGAACTTGCAATAGGCGAACACGATAGAATCTTAACAGTTCTTGACATGTCACTAGCTAAGGGTGCTGGCAATGCTTTTAGGCGTATTAATTTAGATACGCTTAAATCAATAAAGCATAACAGCACATTATATAACTTTTAACTATAGGAAAATAAAATGCAAAATATACAAGAAGGAAATGCGGATGCACTAGATACTAGTGCAATCAAGTTTGATATAGCATTACAACCATTACAGACAAGCAATGGTTTAAATGTAGATTATCAAACTAGAAGGGCGGTTGTTGATACAACCAATAACAGGGTTGTCGGAACTTGCGGTAAGAACTACAAGCCTACAGCCTATTATGAAGTCTTTGACATGGTAAGCGATAGTCTTAGAAAATCTAATATAGATTTATCTGATATCACTGTTAAAGATTATATCTATGATAATGGTGCTAAGGCTAACAGGATAATCGAGTTTAACAAAATCGAGAAGTCACTAGCTAAAAGAGATGATATTATAAAACTGTCATTGAACATTCATAGTTCATTAGACTTAAGTAGAAAAATATCATCTATTTTTGGTGCTGTTAGACTATGGTGTTTAAATGGTTGTGTTACATCTGATTACAATGTAGCTAGACACTTTAAACAAACACTAGGTTTAAATCCTCAATGGTTAGCAGATAATTCTGTAACCGCCTTAGATAACTTTGAGAATAACAAACAAATGTTTGACATGATGTTAGCTAAGAGTGTTACAGATGATGATGTTTCTAAATTCTTTAGAGATACCATAGCTAAGTTATCTAAACCTAGTGGGAACCCAATAGATGGTTATGTTTATCACAGTAAACAAAAACTAACTAATCTAATGAACCGCTATCAAAAAGAGAAGTCTGAATGCGGTGGTTCTAACTTATGGTCTGTATATAACACCATGACCAATTATTCTACACATGTAGATAATCAAGATTGGACAGGAACAGAACTTAACGAGAATGGCGATATTATAAAATCATCTTTAATAGGTGCTAAACATAATGTTAAATATAATCGTGAGTTAGAAGTAGCTAAGAGTTTAAATCATCCATTATTTAAAATGGTTGCTTAAACTTTTTTTTTAAACTAACCGAGTACTAGCTAGCAATATTGTTAGCTAGTATTCATAACTATAGGAACTAAAAATGAGAACACAAAAACAGGAACAGAAACTAATAGATAATATAATAAAACTATTAACCAAGTATGAAGATAAAATAACTATGCTAGCTACTAATCAATATCATAATACTAATACAGATGATGATATAGATTTAATAGAGTGTAAGTTAAATATATTCTATGGCAATCAAGTGTTAGATAATAAAGTTACACTTGATGAACTAGAGATAACACTAGCTAACAGATAACAATATTAAGGCAGGTATCAGCAATGGTACCTGTCTTTTTTTGTGCCTAAAATCTAGACTACAGCAAACACCCTAACCCCCCTTCCTACCCATCGCTTTTATATATATGTTCTCTCAACGCATTATTGGGGGAAAATACATTGTATTAACATAACCACACACTGGCTGAAAAAAAAATCGAGCCTTCGGCTGAGAGGCAACACAAGATGTTGGGGTTAAAATAATTAATTAACACAATATGTTGCTATCGGAGAAAAAAAAATGTTATATTTAGAAGTGGATTACTATGTCTGAGGAAATATAATGAATAGACCAACACCACAAGTACAACAAAAGCCTTACAGAACTAGACCAAACAGGAGGAAAATCTGTCCTGATGGAACTTCCCTTCCTGAAGGATTTTCTTGTCCAGTTAGAATAAGAAAACCGACAACTTCTCCATTGCCTAGAAGGGGAGAAACAAAAGCACAAGAGTTCAAAAGAAGGTACGGAAAATAACATTGGCAACACTATGTCAGAAAAAGAAAGAATACAAGAGATTGTATCAACATTAAAAAAGCGGCAGATAGAGTTCAAACTCAATTACTACAAGCCCTACGAATTTCAAAAACGATTTCACACTGCAGGCAGTCAAGCCAATCAACGACTATTGATGGCAGCCAACCGAGTCGGCAAGTCCTATGTGGGAGCAATGGAGATGTCTATGCACCTAACAGGCTTATACCCTGACTGGTGGGAGGGGAAACGCTTTATTGAGCCCATTAGAGCATGGGTATGCGGTGCCAGTAATGAAACCACACGAGATATCTGTCAAAAAGAATTATTTGGACAACCTGACAATCCAAGAGATAAAGGCAAAGGAAGCGTTCCAAAACACCTTATAGGTGAGACCACAAGGAAACCTGGTGTTCCCAATGCTCATTCATCCGTATTGGTAAAGCATACATCAGGAGGGTGGTCCAGGATTGCCTTTAAAGCCTATGAAATGGGGGCTGAAAAATTTATGGGAGAAAGTATTGACCTAGTTTGGCTAGATGAGGAGCCAGGACAAGACATTTATTCCCAATGTATTACAAGAACACTCGATAGGCGAGGACAGGTCTATATGACCTTTACGCCTGAATCAGGCATGACAGAGGTAGTACAGAACTTTACAACCGATTTAAAGCCCCTACAGGCTCTCATAACGGCTGGTTGGGAAGATGCAGGGCATTTGACAGAGGATATGAAAGAACAAATCCTACAAGCCTTACCACCGCATGAAAGAGAATTAAGAAGCAAAGGGATTCCAATGATTGGCTCAGGATTGGTATTTCCTGTATCTGAGGACAGTTTAACTTGCGAACCTTTTGCAATACCCAGTCATTTTCCTCGCATAGCCGCTATTGATTTCGGCTACGACCACCCAACCGCAGTCGTTTGGGTGGCATGGGATAGGGATGAGGACATTGTATATATCTATGATTGTTACCGAATGTCTAAACAAACCCCTGATTATCATGCAAGCCATATCAATGAAAGAGAGGGCTCGCACTATATTCCGATAGCTTTTCCACACGATGGGTATCAACATGATAAAGGCTCAGGCATTACTCTTGCAGAGCAATACAGGGATGCTCATGTCAATATGTTGCCATTTCATTTCGAAAACCCACCAGCGATTGGTGAGAAAAAAGGCGGCAATAGTGTGGAGGCAGGATTGATGGATATGCTAACACGCATGGAACAAGGCAGATTTAAAGTATTTAACACCCTATACGATTGGTTTGAGGAGTTTAGACTCTATCACCGAAAAGATGGCAAGGTGGTTAAAATAAGAGATGACTTAATGTCGGCAACTCGTTATGCCGTAATGAGCGTAAGACACGCAGATGTTGAGAAATCAAAATGGCACAAAGAAGGGCGATTAGGTCCTGATGTAGCCATTGTATAAATTATGAATGTTAATGTAGCATTTATTATTGGGTACATTATTGGGATGATTCTCTACATATTTGTACCCTACAATTAACAACAGGAGAAACATTATGGCGGTACCAGCATTACTCACAAGATTAATCGGTAGTAAAAAATTTAGAACTGCGGTAGCAGGTGGGGCGGCAGGTCTTGCAGGTTATTTCGGAACTAAAAAAGCACCAGCTAAAAAGAAAACAGCAGTCAAAAGGTCTATGCGTTTTAACAAACAAGTGGCTACTACTACTGAAAAGAAAGCTACAGGTAAAATGGCAGCTTTTAACAAGAAAATGAAAGCAGGTCAAAGGAAATCTAACTTACAAAGAAAACCTAAAAGAACTTACTAATCAATGGCAAAAAAAAATAATACAATGACCGACAGCGAACTCGCTTCGCATTTATCATCTGAAATTGAACAAGCCACAGGACACATGAATAGCGAACTCTCTAGTCAAAGAGAGGACTCTATGAAGTATTATCTTGGGGAAAAGTTTGGCAACGAGATTGATGGTCGGTCAGAGATTGTAACCACCGATGTCAGAGATACGATTGAGTATATTATGCCGAGTCTTATGCGTATATTTACCACGCATAACAACACAGCAGAGTTTGAGCCACAAGGACCTGAAGATGTCGAGATGGCACAACAGGCTACTGACTATGTCAATTATGTCTTTAACAAGCAAAATAACGGCTTTAAGGTCCTCTACGATGCCTTTAAGGATGCACTTATTAGCAAGACAGGGATTATTAAACATTATTGGGAAGAAAAAACAGAAGTTACTACTGAAAACTACGCAGGACTTACTGAAATAGAATATCAATCTATATTAGCAAATGATGAATTAGAAGTTTTACAACACACAGAAAAAATGGTGCAAGAAGCACAAATTGATGAAAACGGCATGATGGTTAGCCCTGAAGTTATAACCCATGATGTTAAGGTAAAAAGGACTAAACAGGGCGGACAAGTCAGAGTTTTATCAGTACCGCCTGAAGAATTCCTAATATCAAGAAGAGCGGTAGATATTGAATCAGCTCAATTTATTTGTCACAGGGTAAAGAAAACAGTTAGTGATTTGATATTAGAAGGTTATGACAAGGCAGTAGTAGAAGATTTACCTACTTATTCACAATCACAAGCAGAATATAACGAGGAGAGATTAGCTAGATTTAGCTTTGATGATGATTCAGTGCCCCCTGATGAGGGCGAAGGAGCGAGCAGACAGGTATGGTTGGATGAGTGTTATACTTATATTGACTACGATGGCGATGGAGTAGCAGAACTTAGAAAGATTACTAAAGGTGGGAATGTCGTTCTTGACAATGTTGAGATTGATTACATTCCTTTCTCATCAATATGCCCCTTACCGATACCCCATAAGTTTTATGGGATGTCGGTTGCAGACACAGTAAAAGATATACAGCTAATTAAATCCACTATTGTCAGAAATATTCTTGACAATATGTATTTAACTAACAATGCTCGTTATGCTGTGTTGGCTGGGCAAGTTGAACTTGATGACTTACTAACATCAAGACCTGGCGGCATTGTTAGGATGAGAGCACCTGGTGCTGTAACACCTCTACCTTCACCGCAAATAACAGGCGATGCTTTTAACATGGTCAAATATTTAGACCAAGTAAGAGAGGAAAGGTCAGGCGTATCTAAAATGACACAAGGGCTAAACCCTGATGTCTTAAATTCTCATGTAACTAGCGGTGCAATTTCAGCAGCAACAGAATCATCTATGCAAAGAATTGAGTTGATTGCTCGTATATTTGCTGAAACAGGGATTAAAGATGTCTTTAATTGTATCTATCAGCTTATACAAAGATACGAAGATAGAGAGAAAATAGTTTATTTGAACAACAAGTTTGTGCCTATAGATGTTTCTCGATGGAAAGAAAAACTAAATTGTACTGTCAATGTAGGCATAGGCTCAGGTTCACAGCAAAGCAAAATGCAAACCATGACAGGGATTATGCAGATTATACAACAACTTGTGCAAAACGGAGGCATGGGTTCGTTAGTTACACCGCAAAACATATACAATGCGGTTAGTGAATATGTGGCTCAATCAGGTTATAAAAATGCAGATATGTTTGTATCTAACCCACAAACAATGCCACCACCACAGCCGCCTGAACCAACACCTGAAGAAAAGATTGCTAATCAAAAAGCACAGGTTGAAATAGAAAAACTCAAGTTACAAGCAGAAGAAATGAGAATTGATACACAAATTAAGGCAGAAGATTTAAAACTAAAACAAAATCTAGCAGCTATTGACCTTGCCCTAAAACAAGAAGAATTAAAAATAAAACAATCACAGCTTGCATTAAATGAAGCAGAACTAGCTTTAGAGGCAGTGCAAGATAGACCAGTTGGAATAGGACCTAAGTAATGTCTTATCCAAAATATTCAGGTTACGGCAAAATAGAAAGAAACAAAGTGGTTTCTAAGAAAATTAAGATTTTAAAAAAAGAAGGTAAATCACAAAAAGAAGCAGTAGCAATCGCTCTAAATACTTATCCTAAAAGAAAAAGGCTGCCACTAGCATGAAAGATTTAAATGAATTAAATATAGAAATAGAGTTAATTAAAAAAGATATTAATGATATAAAAAACAATCACTTACAACACATTGAAAGAGATGTTAGAGATGTAAAGATTGAAGTTTTTAGATTTAAATATGTTGTTTGGGGAGCTTTAGTTATATTTATATTAATGACAGATAAATTTACAGAACTAATGAGGTTATTATAATGTACGGATATAAAAAACCAAAAAAAGGTAAAAACAAAAAGAAAGGAAAATGTTAACTAAAAGACAAAAAGCTACTCTTGCAAAACATAAAGTACACCATACTGCAAAGCATATGGCTTTTATGCGTAAAGAGATGAACAAGGGAAAGACTTTTACTCAATCACATAAACTAGCTATGAAAAAGGTAGGTAAATAATGGCTAAAAAAGGACTATACGCAAACATTCATGCAAAAAGAAAAAGAATTAAGGCAGGCTCAGGAGAAAAAATGAGGAAGAAAGGTGCTAAAGGAGCCCCTACGGATGCAAACTTTAAACGAGCTGCAAAAACTGCTAAGAAGAGAAAGAAAACATAATTGGTTAAATTAACAGACAAGTCAGATTTGACAAACACAGATTTACAACAGCTAATGTTGAAATACCGCATTTCAGTAAACGAGCTATCTTTGAAAACATCCATTAGTCATAATGATATTCGAGGATATCTTACTGGGAGAAAAACTATACCCACTCATGTAGTGGATAGAATCAACCAAATAGGAGAAGAAAATGGCAAGTAAAGAAGAAGATATTAGAGATGGACAACAAGCAAAAGAACTTATTGAACATCCTATTATGACAAAAGCCTTCAATGTAATATTGAACGAAGGTTATCAGCAATGGATTTCAACCAAACCTGAAGAAAAGGATTTGAGAGAAACATTGTATCACCAGCAAATTGCGGCTTTAAAACATAAACAAGTTTTAATAAACACTATGGAAAATGGAAAATTATTAGAAAAAGAAAGACAGGAGAAGGCTAATGGCTAAAATACCTAACAAAACAGCACCTCAAGATAATATTCCAACCAAAGAAAGTGCACACAAAGGAATTCCTGTAACTGATGTTGCATCAGCACAGGAGGTTCTCCTTTCACAATTACAGGCTCCAGCTACGGAACAACCTGTAGAGGAAGAAGAACAAACAGAAGTAGAGGAAAATACTTCCGAACAGGCAATGGAAAATGCCGAATCAGTTGAAGAACCAACAGAAAATCCTGATGGATTAACTGTTGATGACTTAGTTGAGGATAATCAAATAGAAGAAACTCAAGAACCTCAAACATATACTGTCAAAGTTGATGGTAAAAATGTAGAGGTCAGCCTTGAGGAACTTCAAGCTGGTTATAGCAGACAAGCTGATTACACACGAAAAAGTCAAGTATTGGCAGAACAAAGGCAAAAAGCTGACCAAGAGTTAGCAGCCACTCAACAAGAAAGACAGCGATACATTTCTCAACTTGAACAAGTTAGCCTAGATGCAGACACTAAACTCGATGAGTTTAAGAATGTAGATTGGACTAAACTCAAGGAAGATGACCCTATGGAATACGCCTTAAAGCGAGACCAATATAGGGAACTACAAGACAGTAAGAGAACGATTGCTGAAGAACAGCAAAAAGAAACTTACAAACAACAACAAGACAGACAAGCTAAGTGGCAAGAAGAACTTGGCAGACAGCAAGAAGTTATAGCACAAAGACTTCCTGATTTAGTCCATCCTGACAAAGGTCCAAAGCTCAAAGCAGCTATAAAGAACTTTGCCATGAACAAAGGATTCCTTGAGGAAGAAGTAGATGCCTTAATTGATGCAAGGTCTGTAGAAGTTTTACATAGTGCCATGCTTTATGAAAATCTTAAAAATGCTAAAATTTCTAAGAAAAAGGCTAAAGTTGTTCCCAAAGTAACTAAACCTGGTGCAGGCGTTACTAGAGGCGAAGTAGATAGTGAGAAAGTAAAGCAACAACGAGCAAGATTAAAACGCACAGGCAAGGTAGATGATGCTGCCAAATTGCTTGAAGGGTTTTTATCTTAAATACTAACTTTTAAACACAAGGTGTAATTAAAATGGCACAATTAACAAATACATTTGAAACTTACGATGCAGTAGGTAACAGAGAAGATTTGCAGAATATTATTTATAATATCACCCCAACTGATACTCCATTTATGTCAAGTATTGGTCAAGGAACTGCATCATTCACTAAACACGAATGGCAAACTGATTCTCTTGCAGCCGCTGCAGCCAACGCTCAAGCGGAGGGTGATGATTCACCTTCAGCAGCAATGTCAGCTACAACTCGTGTTCTCAACTATACACAGATTTCATACAAACCTGTTATGGTCTCAGGAACACAAGAAACAGTAGTTCATGCAGGCGTAAACTCAGAATTAGCTTATCAAATAGCTAAGGCTGGCAAAGAACTAAAAAGAGACATGGAACTTGCAATGACTGGTAAAGTTGCAGCAGGTGCTGGTAGTGGTAACGGAGCTTCGGCTCGTACTTCAAGAGGTTTTGAATCTTGGACTACTACTAACAATGCTTATGGTTCAGGTGGTTCAAACTCATCAGGTTCTGTTACAGATGGAACTCAAAGAGTTTTAACTGAAACTATCCTTAAAACAGAAATGAAAAACTGTTTTGATGCTGGTGGCGACCCTGACCTATTATTGGTAGGCTCTTTTAACAAACAAAAAATATCAGGTTTTACTGGTAACTCAACAAGAATGGACATGGCAGAAGATAGAAGTCTAGTGGCTACTATTGATGTTTATGTTTCTGACTTTGGTGAAGTTCGTGTAGTAGCTGATAGGGTGCTTCGTTCTTCAGGAAGAAGTGCTTTATTGGTAGATACAGAAATGTTCGCTACACATTACCTAAGACCTTTTGAAACTCAAGAACTAGCAAAAACAGGGGATGCAATGAAAAGATTGCTCTTAACAGAGTGGACCCTGTGTGCTAAAAATGAAGCAAGTTCAGCGACTATCGCAGACTTAACAACTTCATAAGAAATTTAATCTAACCCTATAGTTAGACTAAGGGGGCAGCTTCATTCATACTTTCTGCCCCCACTTAGATACATTTAATAATGACCTTGAAGAAGGTATCGCTTCGGAACGAGGGTTATTAATATTGGAGAAATTTAATGAGAACATTAAATGATTATTTTTTATCAGGAGAAATAGAAGATATTTCTACTGCATCAAGCACATTTATAGCTGTACCTGATGGTGGCAGAATTATTAAAATTATTACTGCACTACAAGGAGCTATAAGTGGTGGAAACGCTGCAATTACTTTTGAGATTGGTGGTACTGCCGTAACAGGTGGTGGCATTACAGTTGCACATTCAGGCTCAGCAGCAGGTACTGTAGATTCAGCAGAACCTACAGCAGCTAATAGAGTTGAAGAAGATGGAACTATTGAAATGATTACAGATGGCGGTTCTACTGGAGCTAAAAAACTATTAGTAACATTCGTAATTAGGAGATAAACATGGCAAATTGGCTAGGTGGCTATAGAGTTATAGCGAATCACACAAGAACAACGAGTGGAACTTCTGCACAAACATCAGCTTTTAATGCTGCTATTGAATATGTAAGAGTTACAACTACTGGTCCTGTATTTATTGAGTTCGGAGCAAACCCTACAGCGGTTGCTGCTACCTCTATTTACATGGCAGGAGATGAATCTATTATCTTCAAAATTGATGGTGGCATGAAAATGGCAACTATACATGGTAGTGGCACTCCAACTGTTTATGTTCAGGAACTTAGTGAATGATTAGAAAACTTGCAAATGGTCAAGTTTTTCATTGGCACGAGCCAACACAAGAAATGGCTATCGAGCATATTCAAGATATTAAACCCCTGATTGATTCTAACAAACGACTACGAGATGAGGACCATCGAATTACTGACAACTTTAGGTTGTCTGCTCGCATCCCTATGACAGTGGTTTATGAATGGAAGAATAAATTTGGGGTTGATATTAACAACAAAAACCATATACAAGCAGTTAAAAAACTATTAAACAGTCCTGATTACAGGTATCTAAAAACAACCAATAGAGTAATATAATGGCAATATCAACTTATGCAGAATTAAAAACATCAATAGCTTCTTGGTTAGACAGAAGCGACTTAACGGATATTATTCCTGATTTTATTGTTTTGGCTGAAACAAGACATAGAAGAGATTTTAAAATTAGAAGAATGGAAACAAGAGTAACAGCAAGTACCATTGCAGACACAGAATACTATTCTTTGCCTGATAACTATGTTGCTATGAGAAACATACAGTTAAATACAGACACAAAAACACCTTTGGAGTATTTAACTCCTGAGCAAATGGATAGAATACGAGGTGGAAGTTCTACAGGAAAACCTAAAGCCTATTCAATTATGGGCGACACTTTTCAGTTAAGACCTATTCCTGATGGAGTTTATCAAATTGAAATGTTGTATTATAAGTATTTTACTGCATTATCAGATTCTAATACTACTAACGATATGCTTACATATCACCCTGATTTATATTTATACGGAGCTTTAGTCGAAGCAGAACCTTATTTACAAAACGATAAAAGAATTCAAGTATGGCAGGGGTTTTACGATAGAGCAAAAGCAGATTTAATTGCAACAAACGAAAGAGACAGACACTCAGGAGTAGCCCCAACGACAAGAATTGACTTTGGAGCTTACTAATGACTACATGGACAACTGTAAGCACTAGCACAACTTCTTGGACAAGTGTGCCTGAAACTGCACAAGGATATTTTGAAACAGAAGATAACCTATTTCTTATAGCAACAGAAAACAACGAATTATTACAACAAGAAGATTTAACAGATATAGCACCTGGAAATTGGCAAGATGCTCCAACAGTTGCTACAACCACTTGGACAGTACAATAAATGGCAACTAAAAAGATTTCAGATTTTACCGCAACCACAACACCGCTGAGTAGTGCAGTATTCCCTATTGTTCAATCTAGTTCTAACTTAAAAGTAACACTGGCAAACATAGCAGCAAATATGCCTGATGTAACAGCAACAAGTGTAACTGCTTCAGGAACGATAACAGCAACTGGAGGATTTTCAGGAAACTTAACAGGTAATGTAACAGGAGCTGTAACAGGAAATGCAAGTACGGCAACGGCTTTAGCAACAGGTCGCACAATAGGAATGACTGGCGATATTACTTGGACCTCAGCATCTTTTGATGGTTCAGGCAATGTTACAGGCACATCAGCTATTGGCACAGGCGTTATTGTTAATGCTGATGTTAATAGTTCAGCAGCAATAGATGCAACTAAAATACACGATGGCACAATATCAAATACAGAATTTGGATATTTAAACAATGTTTCCTCAAACATACAAACACAATTAGATGCGAAAGCATCATCTAGTTATGTACCAACTGCAATTACTGTCGCAGATGAATCCTCAGACACTACTTGTTTTCCCTTGTTTACAACAGCAGCGACTGGGGATTTAGGTCCAAAGACAGCATCAGGATTAACTTTTAATTCAAGCACAGATGTATTATCAGGTACTTTTTCAGGAAATTTAACAGGTAATGTTACAGGTAATACTTCAGGTACATCAGGTTCAACTACAGGAAATGCAGCCACTGCAACAGCTTTGGCAACTGCAAGGAACATTGGTGGTGTATCTTTTGATGGCACGGCAAACATTGATTTGCCAGGCGTTAACGCAACAGGCACACAAAATACATCAGGACAAGCTGGTACAGTAGCAAGAACAAGAGGTAAAGATTATAAATCAGATTGGGGAAGTTCATCTTCTCCTATATCGTTTGAAGTTAAAGTAATTACTAAAACATCAGCACACCCATATACAGGAGTCGGTTCTAGTAGTGCATATACCATAGATGGTGTTGAGGGTGCTGTATTAAACTTTGATGGTGCAGATACAGGTAAAACTTATTACTATAGGTTTGACCAATCAGACTCTAGTAATAGTAGCCACCCATTAAGATTTTATTTAAACGCTGCAAAAAGCACAGCTTATACAACTAATGTAACAACTAATGGTACACCAGGCTCTAGTGGAGCATATACTCAAATACAAGTAGATGAGTACACTCCAAACTTGTTGTACTATCAATGTAGCAGTCATGCTCACATGGGTAATTACATACATCATATTTCTAATATGATAAACAGTAGTGGAACTTTAATAAAATTACCTACTTCTGATGGTTCAAATGGACAGGTATTACAAACCGATGGTTCAGGGGTAACAAGTTTTGTATCAGCAGCAACAGCAACATATCCAACAGTATCTTCAATTAGCCCATCAGCTATTGGAAATACTGCAACATCAATAACAATTACAGGTACTAATTTTGTAAATGGTATTCATGTAGAAGCTATAAATTCTACAGGTGGAGTTTTTACTCCGAACTCAGTTTCGTTTACTAATGCAACCACAGCAGTTGCAAACTTTACGATTGGCACAGATAGCACATATTTTATAAGAGTTGAAAACCCTGATGGTTTAGCAGCTCGTAGTTCATCAGCATTACTTACAGTATCAGATGCACCTACATGGAGTACAAGTGCTGGAAGTCTTGGAAGTGTAGCAGCAGGAGCATCAGTATCTTTAGATGTAGATGCTTCATCAGACTCAACAGTAGCTTTTAGCGAAACAACAAGTGTGCTAACGAGTAATACTGACACCCCTGCGAGTACCATGAATTTAACGCTTAACTCATCGACTGGTGCAATTACAGGTACAGCTCCTAGTCCGACAAGTGAAACGACTTATAATTTTACATTAAGAGCAACAGATGCAGAAGCTCAAACAGCAGACAGAGCATTTAGTATAACCATTTCAGTAGGAATTAATAATTCAGGAGTTTTCCAATAATGGACACTTTTTTAAAAAGAGAGACTTCAAGTGGTGGAAATCAAAAAACTTTTACAGTTAGTGCTTGGGTAAAATTACAAAGCAGAATAGGTAGTCATACTATTTTTAGTAGTGATGTAGAAGATGATGGTTCTAATTATGGAAGTCTATCAATAGAAGGTACAGGTTTAGTTAAATATATAAATAATATGAGTGGCTCACTTACTACTAATTATCAATCTACTAGATTATTATTAGACAGTAGCTCGTGGTATCACATAGTTTTACGAGTCGATACTACACAAGCAACTGCAAGTGATAGAATCAGACTTTATGTTAATAACGAACAATTAACAAATTGGGATTATTCTACAACACCAAACCAAAATACAGATACAGGAGTATTTAAAAGTGGCAATGCAACATTAATTGGTGCAAGACATAGCACATCATCTCATAATTATTGGTCTGGAGAAATGACTCATATACACATTGTTGATGGAACATCTTATGCACCCACAACTTTTGGAGAATCAGATAGTACAACAGGAGAATGGAAACCTAAAACATCTCCAACTGTAACTTATGGAACTAATGGTGCATTTTTAAAATTTGAGAATAGTGGTGCATTAGGAACTGATAGTAGTGGAAACAATAATACCTTTACAGTAAATGGAAGTTTAAAACAAGCAATAGATACACCAACAAATAATTTTCCAGTGTTCGATATTCAACAACATCAATGGAACGATAAAGTTCACTATGGTGGTTATGGATTATTAAGTTATGCAAATAGTTATCAAGGTTGTAACCTTACTCAAATGGTAAAAAATGGTAAATGGTATTTTGAGGTTAAGTCAGCAACAGATAACACAGGCGAAAATTATGGAATAAGTTTATATAAAAATGGAACAAGGTCAGCATATTCAGGCTATGCCTATCAAGGTGGAAGTGCTATACAAGGTCGCCAAACTGCTGGTGGTTTAACACCACAAGGTTTTAGTCATTTTCCAAATAGGTCAACACCATATTTTTTAGTAAATAATAGTAGTACCAATTATGGCTCACAAGCAAGTGCTAACGATATCATTATGGTAGCAGTAGATTTATCTACTACCAATGTAAAAGTTTGGTTAGGTAAAAATGGCACATGGTTTAATGCACCAGGAACTTCTGATGTTGGAAATCCAGCGAGTGGTACAAATGTAGGTTGGTCAGGTTCTAAAGGAGATGAATTTTGGGGAATATCAATATCTTCATCAGATAATGAAGCAAACAATGCTACAAAATATACCTACATCAATATGGGTAATGGATTCTTTGGTACAACTGCTGTTTCAAGTGGAAATGCCGATGGAGCTGGAATAGGAGTATTTGAGTATGCAGTGCCTAGTGGATTCTATGCAATTTGCACAAAAAACATTAAGACTTATGGATAGGAGAATAACATGGCATTTACAACAATAGCAAAATCATCAGACCACTTTGACTGTCCTACATGGACAGGTAGTGATAGCACAACAACAATTACTGGCATGGGTTTTAAACCTGATGCTCTTTGGATTAAAAACTATAGTGGTTCAGGACACCCAGTTTTTAACGACTCTAGTAAAGGCATAGGATTTAATTGGATTCCTAGTGGCAACAATGCAAACGATACTACTAATTATGTAGCAAGTTA